TTTTTTTTTTATTATTTTTAAGAACACTCCATGCCTACAAACTTGCAATATAGGGGATGAAAATAAATAGTGGGAAAAACCCTATTTTCTAATAAAATTTTTGTAATTTTTCCCACTATTTCATCAAGTATTTGAGTATCAAAGAAATAATTTTTTAACAAATTTTTACTTTTTTTCTCTATCTTCTCTATTGGATTTAACTACCATTTGTAGTACCTGATTTCTTGTTTGTTGCTCAATATCTGTTTGTATTTCTTCCCATTCTTTAAGCCCATCAAGTTCTTCTACTTCATCACATCTAACAGTACTTTTACCATTATCAAAATAGATATTTCTGAACAACTTACTACCTTTACCTGACCTATTTTTCAACAATGCTAATGTTGCTCTATTATTCTCTGCATCCTCAGGTGTTCTTGCAATTGAGATAATGACTTGTGCAATTTGTCCTTTTTTAATTGAACCACCATTTTTATCTACAGTTACTACATCAGCAGTCAGACTTTCCCTATTTCCTTGACTTGGTATCCATATAGCAATATCAAGTTCTTTTGCCATTTTCTCTATTTTTCTCATTGTAATGCCTTCCCTTGTCCATTCTGTTTCTGTATTATATCCAGTCCTTTCAAGTTGTAGACATTCAAAATAGTCAATTGTTACCAAATCTGGTTTGAATCCCTTATTAGTTAATTTAAGTAAGAAATTTCTAATATCTGCTACTGATGTTTCTCCTGTTATAAATGATTTCAATCTCAGGTTTTTTGCTAATTTTTCTCTATCAGGATAATTTTCAAGTATTTCTTGTACTTTGACTTTTTCATCTGGTGATAGTCTTTTAAATTGGAAAGCCTCTTTGTCAGTAATTCTTGAAAAATGTTTTCTTGTTATATCAACATCATCATCTTCAAAATAAATCTGAACAACATTAAAACCTGCTGAAGCAGCTGCTGCTGCCATTGCTGTTGTTAACGTTGTTTTTCCAAATCCGAGACCACCTATAATCAAACCAACTTTTTTCTTATCAAGTCCACCACCAAGTACATCATCAAGTCCTGAAATACCTGTTGGTATAGATACTGTATAATCATCTGAGAGTGCTTGTTCTTCAAGGTCAAATATTGAATAGCCAAAATCATCAAGGGCATCAGTTTCAAGGGCATCTTTAATTAGATTTTGACATTCATCAAATTGCTCAATATCACCCCTTCCAACCTTTTCAAGCATTTTATTTGCAGCTTTAATAAGTTTCTGCTGTTTAAAGAATTTAATTGCATTATCTTTAATTAAAGAACTTCCTTCATAGGTATAGTTCCTTAATTTTTCAATTAATTCCTCCCATTCTTTGATTTCAATTTCAGTATTGGCTTTTGACCTTAAATAAATCTCAATTGTAGAGTAAGATGGTACAATAGATTCTTTATCATAATAATCTTTAATTGTACCAACAAAGGTTCTTAATAATTGGTCAGTAAATGCATTTTGGTCAACAATATTAGAAATTTGATTAAAGAAATTATTATCTTCAATAAAGTATTTGGCTAACTTGTACTGAAAGTCAGAACCAAGATAACCAAGATTACTTTTGTCAACATTTCTTGTTGCCATATTATTTAAATATATTTTTACTTCCTACTTCTCTTAATCTTTTGCATTCCATCCTTTGACAAGCCATAAATCTTACAAATCTTAGCCATGTCAATCTTATTATCATAATATGTATCACCATACATATTGGCAGTCATATAATCTTCATCATGTTCATAACTGCAAGTAAGACAGATATCATTAATGAGTCCCCATACAAGGTCTTTTCTACCTTTTACAATACAATAATCAAGATACTGCTCAAAACTAAGCCTTGTAATATCTTCTCCATCCTGTCTGCCCCTCTTATTGGACAAATCAATGGAATTCCTGATATATTTGGGATAAAGCCCTTCCCAAATCTTAGCACAAACTTCTCTTCCATCAACAAGGAAAGCAAACTTATAAATGACTCTATCCTCATCAGTAACCGGATTAGCCATTTCACCATTATCAAACTTAAATGAAAGTGGAACTGCCTTAGTACCATCCCAAGCATAGTTTACAGTATCATCCTTAACAATGATACCATGACCATATCTAAGTCTCTTAGTATTATTTTCATCAGCAAGAAACTTTTCCATCTCCTCCTTATTAGAAAAATACTGAGGTGAGAAAATTTCAAGATAATCAAGTGTTTTGGATTTCAAATCCTTGTCAATAACATCAACACACCTTGAAATAGAATCTACCAAATCATAAGATTTCAATGAAGTTTCATTAAAATTATTGATTCTAAAATACCTTTGACATATAATAATGTCACCAACAGTCAGTTTGAATTCAAACCTTTCTTTGTAATCTCTTGGGCCATTAGTTGACCACTTTTTTCTTTCAAACATTCTTTAATTGTTTTTTTATATATAAACTCAGTGAACTAAAATTTCTTAATGCAAATATATACAATTTTTATTATTTTTACAAAAATCATTTTCCTTGATTAATCTCTTGAATATATAACTCTGCTGCTGCAATCATTTTTCTATAAAATATTTTTAATCTTTTAATACATTCTTTAATAAACCTTTCTTTAAATGACCATCCTGTAGTAATATTAAGTTCTTTTGAATTTGATTTTGTTTTATAACAATGTTTAGTTGCCTCCCATATATCAACATATTTATATTTATTAAGTTCTTCAATATAATTTTGCAATTTTAAATATGTTTCATATGTTTTTGTATTCACTATTGCATTATTAATGTTCCTTATTTGGGGTTTCATTTCAATTAATTCAGCATAAATTTCTGATGCATGTTGAGATAATTCCATTTTATCCAATAATATATATGTTAAATACCATATTTTTTGTACATATATATTATTAGAGGTTGATAGTTGATTGTCATTGTAGAACTTTTTCCTATTTGACATTTTTACTAAATTATCTCCTTTCTTTTGCAATTGAAATTCTTGAAAATAATGGCCAAGTTCATGATATAGTACACCTGAAATTGTTTGTCTATTTAATTTACCATTAATAGAAATTAAATTGCATTCTATAAAACCATTTTTTAATTTCTTTTTAAGAAAAGTTAAATCATATAAATCTTTCATTTGACTTGAACCATTTACAAGTGATTCTAATTTTATTAAATTATTGCTTTCATCATCCCAATAATTTACTATTTTAACAATAATATTAAGATTTTTTATAAAATTAATTTGTTTAGTTAGTTTTTTAGGAATCTGAAATCCTATTTCATTTTTATCTCTAAAACATTCTATTCTTACACCATCAATTGTAATAGTGCCTCTTTCCAATATATTATTTTGAAAATTTGCATTAAAGATTTCTTCAATATAATCAATAAGACTTCCTATCTCAGTCTTAAAATCATACATTGCAACTCCTTTTTTTTCAAATAGATTATTAACTTTTTGAGTATATTCCTTTACTTCATTTAATACTTCAACATATACATTATTAAAATTATAACCATCCAAAAAAATTGTCTCTTTCAGCATCTTATCAATTTTATTCATAATTTTTATTTTTTAAATTTTATTACTTCTTATTTTCCTTGATTAATCTCTTTTTTATATCTAACAATTTCTTTTTCTGCTAAAGATTTAAATGGTTCAAAAAATGTAGCAAATTTGTTTTCATCTCTTAATTCAGTAATATCATCTTCCACAATGTATTGATATAAGTTGCCAAAAGACCTACCTTCAGGGTCTTGTACATTATACATCATACTGTTTAATTCTTCTTTTGCTTTTTCAGTAATTAAATTTTTCTTTAAATCAATTATTTTTTCATTAATTTCATAAAAATCACCATTATAATTACCTTTTGAAAAACCATTAACAATATTTTCATGCCATTTTAATGGTTTTTTCTTTTGTTGTATTCTTTCATCAATACACTTTTGTGCCCTTTCTTTTACTTCTTCTATTGTTATTGGTCTTTGACTAATCTCAGGAATTAATTCATGTAATCTTTTTGTACTAACACCATCAATATTCTTAATATTATCACTATTATCTCCACAAAATACTTTTTCAATAACAACATTTTCAGGTATAATATCTCTTAAAGTAATTAAATTCTGTGCTGTTATAAACTTTTTTGCCATATGGTCATAAATGCAAACACTATCTGAAATAAGTTGTGTTAAATCATGGTCAGATGACATTATAACTATTTTTTCTTCAGGTTTTTTATTTAAAATATAATAAGCAATATAATCATCTGCTTCTGACTCTTCATCATCATCAAAAATCCATCTAATATATAATTCATTAAAATATTTTAATAAAATATCCCTTTCTCTTGAAAAATTTTCATCAATGAATTTTTGACTTTCAGATTTCTCTCTTTTTAGCTTATTTTTATTAAAAAGATAATCTTGCATTTTCTTTACTTTTTCTTCAAATGCTTTGCCATATTCAGATAATCCTTCAGTTCTTAAAATTAATTCATAATCTTTATCATCTCTAGTAGCTTTATAACCATTATATAATTTATATCTCTCTAATCCACTTTTATGCCCATCAAAAAAAATATATACATAATCAAATGCTTTCTTCTGTAGCATTAATCTAATTTGTAACAATACTTGAAATATTGCCCCATAGTGTACTCCTTCACTATTTAATTTATCATCTACAAAACATCTCCTAAGCATATTATTACCATCAATGATTAATGTAAAAAATGGCTTTTTTTCTAACTCAGGTTTCTTTTCAATAACAGTTTTTCTAATTGGCTGAGGCATAATATCATATTTTTAAAATTTATGGTGGAGAATTATTCTCCACCATTATTATTGTTCAATTTCATCTGCTTCACCATAGGTAAGTTCACCAACAGAATCAACAGGTATCTGATAAGTTTCTGCTAATTTTTCTTTTATTTCTTTAGCATAAGTTTTCTTATATTCATCCAACTTATCTGGGTCCCAAAAGCCATGTGTTGTTGAACATATTTCACCTTCATATGTCAAGTCTGAAATATGATTCTTTTCAACCTGTATTTTAGTCTTAGTTCCATATTTATACTCCTTACCACCTGAAGTTGCAGTTAATTTTTTAACACTTGCAGATTCAATACCACCAAGGTAGAATGAAATCCTTACTGCCCAATCCATAGACTCACCACCTTTACTAACAGAACTTGGTAATCCCATTGCAGTTGTCTTAGTCCATATCTTTTGTACAAAGAATAATGTATTAATATATTCTGAATTAATATTTCTTGATGCTGGAATCAAGTCATTTACAATTGTATTGAATGCAACTGAAACTGCACCTGCATACCACATATTATTTGATGAATTATTTACTGCTGCCCTATAACAATCACCAACACCAATTGAATCAATGATGAAAATCATATCAAAAGGAATTTCACCATTTTTCTGACTTCTAATAAGGTCTTTAATACACATTGCAACATCTTCAATTACATAGGTATCTCTATTTGGCTTACTTAACCATTTACCATGCTCATGGTCAAATTTACCATATAATTCATATAATTTTGCAGTATCATAATATAACATATCATCACTAGGGCCATACATAATTTCACCTGTTTCCTCATCAGTATATTCTTCAATATTAACACCAATTTCCTTTGCATGTTTCCATGCAAAATTATTTTCCAATTCAAATACAACAGGTAAAATTCCTTGTCTTTGTGCTGCCTTTATTACTTCAAGTTTTAATGTTGATTTACCAGTATTACTTTTACCTCTAACTCTTGAACAAAATCCCAATGGGATGCCAACAAGCCTTGTTGCTTTTTGGAAACTCTCAGGTAGAATAAGCCAACTTGGTTCTTTTTCAACACTTTTTGTTAAATTATTTTTTTCTTTAAAGGCTCTTAATGCAGCAAATTTGTCTGCATTACTTTTTACTTCTTTTTTCTTTAATGGTTGTGCCATAATTAACTAAATTTTATTTTTTATTCAAATGTTCTTGCTCTATTTCTTCCACAATATCAATTGCTTGTGATGGAATATTATCTTTAGTATAGATTGCATCAAAAAGATTAGGGTCATAATAAAAATTACAATTTTTAACCATTTCAGTATCAATTGATAATAGTGTATAAGTATCACTATATGGGATATAATTTTTATTTTCTCTTGCTTTTTTTAAATCTTCCTTATAGAATTGTTGGATAATATTTTGTAAATCATCATAATAAGGTTCATTCAAGAAAAAATAAATTCTATCTGGATATCTAAATAATTTATTATTTGTTCTTGGTGTTAATCCATTCCTAAAAATCTTTCTTACTTTATTAGTTGGTGTTAAATGATATATATATTCAACATCCTGAACAATTTCATTAATGTGGTTTTGATGTCTTGGCTCATATTGAACATGTTTAATATTGCCTATGCTATGTGATATTGATGGGAAATAACCACATAGTGCCATATCTTTATTAATAACCTCTTCATTATTTTTGTCATCATAAAAACTAATAATAAACACTTCAATACCATTTTCATTTTCCATTACTTGAATTGAAGCATATTCACCATATCTTTTTTGTAAATATGTAACAATTTTATCAGTTGGATATGTCTTAAAATATCCTTCCATTAATGGTGAATTCCTCAAAAATTCTGGCATTGTAAATGGATTATCAAATGACTCCCTTAAATGTGAAACAACACCATTGACAATTCTGTCAATATCTTCTTTTGTTAGTTTCTTATTTAATGGTTGTGCCATAATTAATTAAATTTCTTTTAAATCTTTGTTATAATATTTACATCCTGTTTTTTCAAAATAACATTTTCTACATAATGCAATATATCTATCATCACCACCAACTTCAATTTGATTACCATCAGTTATAATTTGTTTATTTGAATTAATTCTTGCATTAAACATTGTTTTTCTTCCACAATAACAAATTGAACTAATTTCTTTAATTTCATCAGCAATCTCTAAAAGTCTCTTTGATGCAGGAAATAATTCTGTTCTGAAATCAGTTTTTAAACCATAACAAATTATGTCTATATTTAAATTATCTGTAATTGCTGCAAGTTCATCAACTTGTTTAGGTGTTAAAAATTGTGCTTCATCTACAAGAATATATTTTACAATATTATTAGATATCTGTAAATATGTTGCAATCATTGAGTAAATATTATCCTCACTTTCAATTACTATACATTCTTTAGTACCAAGTGCCCTTGAAAAAACAACATTTTCTCCATCTCTTGTATCAATTTTGCTTTTTAATATGAGAAATGGTATGCCATGTTCTTGAAAATTATGTGCAGTAGCAAGAAGATGTAAACTTTTGCCACTTGCCATTGTTCCAAAATGAAAAGTAAGCATAAAAAATAGAGTTTTATTTATGGACTGGTAGTTTTTACTACCAGTCCATTATTATTTAGAATGGTAAGTCATCTTCATTGTCTTCAATGACAATTGATTGAATGAATTTCTTATCCTCTTCTTTCTTAGAAGAGACTTCTTCAGACTTAAGTGCTTCTTCTGCCTGTGATTCTTCTTCTTTTAATTCATTTTCCTTATCTGAATTCCTTTTATTGAATTCTTCTCTATCAACCCACTTATTATTTTCTTTATCCCACCAAGGATATTTCTGTTCTGAAACAAGTGTAAGATAATCATAATCCTTTGGAGTAAATACATCAGTCCATTTCTTTTCATCATAAACCCATGCTTTGATTTGCTCTTCATCCTTTGACAATGGAGTAATTTCATTATCACACTGTACTGTAGGTGCAGCAATACCCTCAGTAATTGTTATGATTAAATCCCTACCATTGAAAAGGTCAAGAATATTTTCATCAGGCAAACCCTTTTCTCTTGACTTCTGAAGATATCTATTATAAAGTCTTATAATCTGATTAAAAGGGTCCATTTTATCCTTCTTTCTGATATTAAATTTCCAAAATTTAACACCATCTTCTTCATGCCCCCTTTCAATACATCTTACAATTACAGTATCAATACTCTTATTGGCAATAGATAACTTTTGCAGTGCTGTTTTTTTAACTGCATCTGTTTCCTTTTCTGATAATTCATATGCTTTTGCATTTATTTCACAGAAAGGACACTTATCACCATATATACTATGGTCAATACCTGTATTTTTCTTTAAACATAGATAAGATTTCCACTCACAGCCAAAAATATCCTTAGGAACTTTTACATTGTGGAAATGTGTTAAGACAAATGGATATCCTGTTTTCAAATCCATTGGAAGAAGCCTAATGGTGATTTCTTTAATTGTCTCACCATCTTCAAGTCTTGTGTTAAGATAATTCTTTTTGTTAAATTTGCTTGCAGTTTTACTCTCATAGAGGTCCAAGCCATTCATAACCTCAGGAGTAATGTTTGGTACATTAATTAAATTACCCATTTTTTTTCAAAGTTTTTTTTT